TTCCCAAGACAGATGTGGGTAGTAGATAGAGTAGAGCAAGAAGATTCATTAAGTATTGCTTTTGAACTGACAAGTCCATTTAATACTGAAGGCTTAGTTCTTCCATACCGTGTAGTAGGGCATAATGCTTGTCCTTGGCAGTATCAAGGAGCAAGTCCTGAAAAAACAGAAGGTAATAAGAGAGGTGGATGTTCTTGGCATACTGAAAGCAAATATATAATAAATGGCATAGCATATCAAGTATATGTAAATTCAGATGATGAATATGTAATTCCAAGTACAGTTACATTTACTACTTGGTCAGGCAGCGGAACTGCAAATGCCTATTATAAAACAACAACAACACTAGGTACTTCTAGTCAGGTTAGAAGATATAGTGCAGATGGAACAATAGATACTTCTGCAGATGGCAGCACAGTAGTAAATTACTGGCAAGCTAACAGAGCTACTAGCGTAACTCCGCAAGATAATCATTCAGACTGGACAAGAATTAGAGTGTACGATAATTATAGTACAAGCACTACATATTATGCTTATACAGATGATAAATTAAATATGCTTGTAAGAGCAACATCAGGATCTGAGTTATTATGGCAAACAAAGATAACTCAGTCTAATAATGCATTACAATTTGGAAATTACTGGAAGAGGGGAGACTTATGTGGTAAAAGACTTTCTTCTTGTCAGACTAGATTTGGTTTTGACCCAATAACTCCAAGTGCATCAACTAGTACAGGAAAAGCAAATAAAATTACAACTAGAACATTACCCTTTGGAGGCTTCCCAGGTGCAAGAAAATTTAAGTAAACTATTGCCTGAGATATATAGTCATATGGCTATTGAAGCTCCGAGAGAAGGGTGTGGGTTAATTATTGATAAAGAAAATCCAAAATTTATTCCACTAGAAAACATAAGTGGAGAAAAAGACCACTTTACAATTGACCCAAAAGAATACGTTAAGTATTCAATTAAATCAAAAATATTATATGTAGTCCATAGTCACTATGATCAAGATTGTTATCCGAGTGAGCATGACAAAAACAACTGTAAGGCATTAGGTATTCCATACTTAATAGTATCTTACCCAGACAAAAAGGAATTTATTTATGACCCACGTTAAATTATTAGGAGAGTTAGGAGACAACTTTGGTACTGAATGGCAGTGTGCAGGTAACTCCGTGCGTGAGATTTTAAAACTTATTGACTGTCAAGTAGATGGGTTCAAAGAATATATAGCAGAGTGCCATGATAAAAATATTGCATTTACTATACAGAATGGAGAAGATTTTATAGATGCAGACATAAATGAACTCGGATTAAATAACTTAAAAGATACTGTAATTATATCCCCTGTACCAGCAGGGTCAGGAAAAGGTCTTGGAAAATTATTAACAGGACTACTAATATTAGCGGCAATGTTTTTTATACCCGGAGCGGGAGCGATGTTTACAGCAGCACCTACAACAGCAGGATTAAGTGGAGCATCAACAATTGGAGCTGGAATGGCAGCAGGTCAAGTGTCAGCTTTTACAGCAATGCAGTATGGAGCAGCTGTAAGTTTAACAGTACCGGGTGCAATGGTGATGATGTTAGGGGCAAATTTAGCAATAGCAGGTATAACAGAAATGTCAGCCCCAGATGCAGGAGATATGACATCAGATCCTTCATTTCTTTTTAATGGAGCAGACAACAACGTAGAACAAGGACAACCTGTACCAGTATTATATGGTACAATGAAAATAGGAGGAACACCGATTAGTCAAGGGTTCCAGACAGGAAAATTAAGAGGGGCAAATCTAAACTACAGCTCAGGCACAATAACAGGGGGCTACTATGGAAGCTCTGACGGTACTAGTAGTGGCGGTGGTTGGAAGAGAGGCCTTACGATAGTACATCAAAATTAGGAAAAATAATGGCAAAATATACAAGTAAACCTTTTGGAACAAAAACAATTGCAGACAGACAGAGTCCTAATAAAACTCAAGTTGCTGCTGCTTACGATATTCTCTCAGAAGGAGAAATAGAAGGATTAGCGAATGGCTTTTCGTCTGTTTATATTAATGATGTTCCAGTTATTGATACACTTGCGAATGAAATTGTAAAGACTAGAAAACTTATATTAAGTACTACTGCAGGAGCAGCTACAGTATCAAATGCTGCTTTTGGACAAGTAAACGCTCTTTCGAATAATAACGTATCTGGACTAACTTTAGGTACAAGACATATTTTAATTGAAAAAGCAGGAGGATATGGGTCAGGAATAGCAAGTGGAACAAAAGATTCAAATACTATAACTACCTCATCTTCGTTCTTTAGTGCTGAGATGATAAGTAACTTAAATTCAACTGGATTTACAGGATATATAAGAGTTACTGGCGCAGGAATAGATGGGACTGATCTTATTACTATGGCAACTTTTATAAGTGCTACAGAAATACAAACATCAGAACTAATCGCCACAACTGTTAGTAATGTAGATATATATGTAGATTTAAAAGCTAAAATTACAAACATTACAGGAAATGTTGCTACTTTAAGCGTATCTCCTGCAGTTAGTTTGTCAACTACTTCCGGTGCAATGACTGGTGCAAATATATCTGAAACACGACTTAAAAACTTATTTAACCTTGAAAACCTTCAATTTTCAATGACTACTGGAACACAAACTCAAGGTGCTCTTTCAATGAACACAAGCTTTGGACAAGCAGCTGTAGTAACAAATCCTGCTATAGAGCTAGAACAAGGTGACTTAAGAGACATAATAGGAACCACAGGAAATTTAGTAAACGCATATAATAATGACTTAGATGATCCTTCAAGTCTTGAAGGTAGTTCTGCTGACACTCTTATGACTTCGGCATTTTTAGAAGTATCAAATCCTTCAGAGGTGGATGAAATACATTTAACTTTTAACTTACCTGCCTGTCATGCGTTAAAATCGTCTTCGGGGGCTAAAGGTCCTTCTTACGTTGAGCTACAAATTTTCTTTGAATACTCTACAGATGGGGGAGCAAGTTATATTTCAGAACTTGCATTTGGTGCAAGTAATGACGATATTATAAATAGAGCAGCAGGATTGCACATATTTTCTAGAAGTGGCTCCGATCTACCAAATAATGGTTATATAAGACCTTCTAAAGCCCAGTATGCAGCTTTTGTAGAAGAGTTTGTAATAAATACAGAACAGTTTCAACCTTTTGATGATTATAGAATTCGTGTAAGAAGAATTAATGATTTAAACTTTAAATCTGGTAGTTTTCAACATACTAATAACTGTATACTACAATCAGTAGAAAGCATTATAAAAGACAAATTAGCCTACCCACATACAGCATATGCTTTTACATCTTTCAATGCAAAAGATTATGATGGTTCTGTGCCTTCAAGAGCTTTTGCTCTTAAAGGAATGAAAATTCAAGTACCTACAAACTACGCTACTCGAGATGAAACAGGCGGAGCTGCAGTATATAATAGAAACATATCTTCAGGAGCAATAGAAAGCTCTTACCAAAACTGGGACGGTAATTTTAGAGGAGATTTAGATACTTATACTTTTTCATCTGTAAACTACAATAAAGTATTTTGTGATAATCCTGTTTGGATTATGTATGATATGCTTACAAACACTCGTTATGGTATGGGGCAGTTTGTTGAAAAAGAAAATATAGATAAGTATGAACTATTTAGACTAGCCAAATACTGTGATGAAGAGGTACCAGATGGAAACGGAGGGGTAGAACCTAGATTTACTTGTAATATATACTTTGCAGAATCAGGAGAAGCTACTACCGTATTAAAGCAACTTGCTTCTGTATTTCATGGAATGGGTCTTTGGGCAAATGGAGAGTTTACAGTAACAGCAGACCAACCAAAACAACCAGTAGCATTATTTTCAAAAGCTAATATTATCAACGGTCAATTTACTTATGAAGGAACAGGAGACAGAGTAAGAACAAACCAAGTAAAAGTAACATGGAATGACCCAGAAGATAATTATAGACAGTCTACAGAGTATGTAGAAGACTATGAAAATATTGCAGAGATAGGCAAAATAATAAGATCAGAGCAGTTAGCTTTTGCGTGTACGTCAAGAGGACAGGCACACAGAATGGGCAAATGGAAATTACTCTCAGAAAAGAATGAAAGAGAAACAGTAACTTTTGAAACAGGACAAAATGCAATAGGTTTACTTCCAGGTCAAGTTATAGGTATCCAAGATGCAGACAGAGACAGGATTTCATACGCAGGTAGGGTTTCAAATACAGGAACAAGGTCAACAACAGTTATTCCTTTAGATAGAACAATTAGTTTACCTACATATGATGCGGCTTTTCCACCTGAATTAGTTTTAATGTACCCAAAAGGAGGTGCGTATCTTATAGATGACTTTGCAACTATTGGAGGAGTAGACTACGTAAAAGGAGATTTAATAGGGAGTATAACTACTTCAGCTGCTGCAGCTAATGAAGATGCAAATATAGAATGGTCAGAAGACTTCCGAACAGAAACAAAAATAATTACTACTAGTGCAGGAAATGTTTCATCTTTGACAGTATCTAGTGCTTTTTCAGAGACTCCAGAAACTGAGGCTATTTGGGCATTAAAGTTATATAATGCAGATGGAAGTCTTAAAGTTGGTACAATAAAAGAATACAGAATTATCGCTATAAAAGAAGATGAGGGTAAGTTTAGTATAGCAGGCTCAGAGTATCATAGAGAAAAGTTTGCTGAAATAGAAAGAGGATATGGATTAGAAGTTAGACCCACAAAAGAGTCTGCGGATCCTGATGATGTAGTACCAGCCCCTACTAATGTAGTTATTGCAGTTGAGCCAATGGATTCAAGTAATACTAATTCTTCTACTGATACATCTGGAGTTATCACAGGTAACAAAGTTAGTATTAGTTGGGATTATCCTTTAAATGCAGATGGGACTAAATATAAATTTGCAAATGGTTTTGAACTCGTACATACATTCAATGGAGAAGAAGCTACGGAACTTGTTAATACTATAGATCAAAGCTTCACTGTTAGCAATATTGGGGCAGGAGAGTATGATGTCCGTATAAGAACAAAAACTGCAATAGGCAGTGTTTCTCAATTTATTAGAAGAACAGTAGAGATAGCAGAAAGTGAGTTTGTAAACCCAGGTGTTTCTAGAACACAACTATTGCCTAGAGGTGGTAGTTCAAGTAGGAATGTAACAATAGGTGCTTCTACAGGTCTAGCAGAATTTAGTTCTAGTAATTATAGCCTTACAACTTTAAACGGGGTTACTTTTACAAACGAATCTAGTACTGATACTACATATAAACAAGACTTTTCAAACATGGCTAGTACGGCGTATTTAGTATTTAATTCAGTAGATACTACAGATAGATT